GTTGAAGATTGCGTCGACCAGTTGGTTGAGCGCTTCAAGTTGTTTTGCTGATGCTGAGGTCGGCTGAAAGTTGTCGGCCATCATTTGTCGGGTCTCCTTGCTAAGTGTGTCGTCGGGATCTATGTACGGATGTTCTATCACAGGTGTGTCACGGTGCTGTGGCAGCCCACGGCCCCCACCCGGAATTGTTGTAGATCGCGAGCGCGGCGCGCAGGTTCGCCTCAGGAATAAACAGTTCTGAGCAATCGGTTACGCCGACGCCTTGCACCTGTAGCCAGCCCTGGGGCCAGTTGCTGTTGGGTAAACACCAAAAGCCGTTGATTTGTGTCAGCCCGTACGAGCCGCCCATCGGGTCGTTGACGTTGTGGGCGGTTGGGGTGCACCGGCTTTCGCGCAACATAACGACCGCAAGCGTGTCGAGCTGATCCTTGGGCCAGCCGACCTGACGGGCTAAGTTCACGGCATCGTCGCAGGTGGCGATCGTGGTCGGCAAGCTGGTCTCGGTGACGGTGGTTTGCCCGACCGTCGTGGTTGGGTAGACGTCCCATGATGCGGGTGTGGTGGTGGCGCTAGGTTGCCCTGAGAGGGGTCTAGGAGCCTCTAGGAGCGTTGTAAGCCCTAGGACTGCTGTAACCAGGGTGGCTAATGCGGCTAATGGGTTCAATGTCATGGCTAGGTTCCTTTCGTCGGTGATCCCACCCTAGGGGATCTGACGGGCCTATGCGGGAATACCCTCGAATACCTTGAGGAATGCGGCTTTGACGAGGTTTGGGTGGTCTGCCATTTTGGGTGTGATTTCAACGTGCCACCAGTCGCCACCAGGCGCCCCGGACACGGTTTGCTTTTGGTAGACCTGCCAGGCCATGCGGTCGCATCGCCATGCTCGACCGAACGGCTGCGGCCAGTAGTCAATGACCATTTGTAAACCAAGTTCGTTTGCATTGGCTACGCACGCCTCGATGAATACTTTGCTGAGTTGGCGGCCGTTTGGTTTGCCACGGTGATCGGGCATGTCGCGGTAGGACAGGTCAACGGCGCGGCCTGTGGCGTGTACTGACAGGGTGCCGGGTTTGCCTTTCATGTCACGTTGCCCGTACGACCCGTTGTTCCACAACGACCCGTTGGCGTATTTGACGGCTTGGCGGATCCATTCGTCCATGCCTGGGCGTGGGCCTTTGGACGCTCCGTCGGCGTTGCCGATGTAGTCGGTGGCGCCTGGTACGCCTGGTTTAGCTTTGGCTATTGCCACGACCGTACGCTACGTCGTTTGGGTTGGCCCATCGCATCACTACGGGGATGAGTGCGGCGACCGCTGCTTTGGCGAGATCGTCGGGGTTGGTGTTGCCTGTTGAGTAGACGGCGACGACAGCTGCGATTGCGGATCGGGCGTAAGACGCAAGCATGGCTTTCGTTTGTTTATTCATCGGTGCCCCCTTTGGGTCGTTGTTTTGATTTTAGCCCGTTGGACATGACGAGACCGCCCAATGTGCCTGTCATGAACACGAGCAACGTTGAGAGCAGGTCGATGAATGCGGCGTCGTTTGGGGCTTGCTGGTCGATTGGCTGGGTGACGAACATTAGGGCATACACAAAGCCGAATACGGTGACGGCGAATACGAAGGCCATGATTGCGCCGACGAACACGATCAGCCGGGCGTGTAGTTGTTCAGGGGTTAGGCGTTCGCGCATAGATCAGGTCTCTTGTGCAGGTGCCGTTGGGTACGCAGATTGGTGGTTCGCATTCGACGTTTCCCCAGTTGGCGGGGTCTTGGCATGGGTAGCGGTATGAGCCGTCATATCCGCAGGCGGTCAGGATGATGATTGCGGCCAATAAGGAGAGGATTGCCCCGGTGGTGCGCCATGCGCCCATCAGCCGAGTAGTGCGGCGGCTTCGTCGGTGGTCAAACCAAGTTTGGCGAGTACGGCAGCTCGCGCTGCTGCTTTGTCGGCGGCGGCCTGTTCCGCTTGCTCGATTAGCGCAGCTTGTTCAGCGGCCCATGCGTGATATGCGGCGGCTTCGTCGGCGGTCATTTCACGGTTTACGCCGTTGTCGTTGACGATTGGTGTGGTCATTGGTTGTACCCGTAAATCGTGTAAGAGCCCGTCATCGTGCCTGATCCGACAAGAATTTCAATGCCGTCGTAAGCGGTGGCTGTGCTGTGGTTGCCTGCGATGTAATAGTTGATTGGGGCGGTGTATGCGCCTTGGCTGTTCATGTTGGTTGAGGTGTAGGTAGTGGCTTCGGCGAGTTGTGGCCCGAACAGGTCTACGGATGCGCTTGAGAAAAACGATCCGTTGGTCAAAATTCCGATGTTGGCGCTGGTTTGCGCGGTGGAGCCTGACGCGGCGACCGCTGCGCCGTTGCCGTTGATCGACTGAAAGTTGTAGTTTGTGCTGGCGCTGGTGCCCGAGGCTCGCAACTTGAACGATACCGATCCGGTGGTGCTAGTCGTGTACCGCAGTTTGAGAACGTAGTTAGTAAAGTCGCTGGTAAATATGCTGTCGGCGGTCACGGATGCAACAGCGCTGAACGCGGTTTCGGTTTTGACGACCCACAGCCCGATCTTGTTCATTTGGGCGGCGGTCAATACCTGTCCGGCGGTGAAATCTGGGGGTGTTGCCATAGGTCTCCTTATCCTAAAACATTCTCAGCGTCGAGTACGCCATAGGTGGGGTCATCCAATATGAGCTCGTAAATGATGGTGGTGGCTGCTGTGTACAGGTTGACGCGATGCCCCGTGTTGAAGTCAATCAGGTGCTCGATGCCTTCAACCGATAGTTCTTGGCCGAGGCTGGTCGTGCCCGTGCCTGTAGGAAATGTTTTTTCAATGGTGATCGTGTCGCCAATGTCAATCGTGGCGACGGTGTCGCGTTGGGCGGTGGTGAGCATGGCGAATTTGGTTGCGACGTCGGTGTACCTGGCTTCGGGTTCGCCGTTGAGCAGGTAGGTGGCTGCGGCGGACAACTGTGATCCGCTGGTCTCCAACAGGCTGTTGGTGATGCTCTCGGTTTGGATGAAGTAGGTGGCGATCGAGGCGGTGTCGCTTGCGGTTGCGTTAGACCCGCCGAGGTTTTGAACGTAGGCACGGTTGACGACGCTGTCAGCTTCAAATGTGATGCCTACGTTGTCGTATTTGACGCCTGTGCCGTTGTCTTTGAAGTCGGCTACCGATCCGCTGAGGGTGGCACCGATGCGGTTTTGGAATGTCAGTACGCCGTCACGCGATACGAATAGGCGGCCGAATTCGGCGGTGCCGTTGATTTGGTTTAGGTAGGCCAGCACGTTTGTGCCTGCGGGCACGGTGTAGGTGCTGTCGTGGCCGAGGTTGACGGTGCCTGTGGAGATGTTGCGGGCGGTTGGCCCGGTCGGGTAATCGACTTCAGGCAGGTCTAAAACGCTTTCTATGCGTTCGCCTGATGTTTCGGTCGTGACGTTGTATTCGTCCATGTAGGTTTGTGCCAGCAAATAGAAGTCGTCGGCGCAGTACACGCTGACGGTGTTCAGCCCGCCCAGCGCAAAGTTGTAATCGTAATTGACCACATAACCTTTGAACAGGTATTCAAGCGTGTTGCTGGCGTTGTATCGGCCTAGGCGGACACGGCGCATCGGTGCCAAGCCGGGCACTTGTTGGTTGGCGTCATAGTACGGGGATTGAGTGTCAAAGGGGTTGAAAATGCCGTCGGCGAGCGTGTCGTTGAGCGTGAACGTCATGGTGCCTGCGCTGAACTGGTCACCCTGATCTTTACGGCCTCGACGCACCGAAATGTTCAAAGTGCCGTCGGTTACGTCAGCGTAAGGAGTTGTGCCGTCAAGTACATAGGTACTGTCGATGTAAGAGCTATTGAGTCCCCATGTGGCGGTGCTGATTGAGGCGTTGGCGGTGCCTGTCCATGCTTGGCTGGTGAGTGTATAGCCGCTGTAGCTGTCGGCGTAGGTGCCGTCGAAGTAGGGCAACGCTGATGAAGCAAACTCAGCGAGCGCGGAATCGACATAGATAATTTGACTTGCTGCTGTCGCCATGGTTCCGGAAAGACGAGCGACTAACACCATTGTTCCAGCAACCGTAATGTTTCTGGTAATTGTTGCTCGTACCCATGATCCAGCGACAAGAGTTGCTGAACTTGATGAGACTGCTGTTTGTGTTGCTGTCCCACCTTCGCGACTCAAACTTATAGTTCGACCAGCTAAAGTTGAGCCGACGGGAATGTAAACATAAACCGAATATGTCGCATTTCCAGTACCACTAAATGTTGGTGTTACATACGCGATATTACTATCTGTTTGATTTACGGTTACTTTATAAGAAGCCGATCCTGTATATGAATAGTCCGTTGAACGAGTAGCACCTGTCTGAGCTGATGCCCATCCAGTCGTATTCGTCTCAAAGTTTGGGTTTGTGACAAGGTTTGTGCGGGTCGTGGTTGTGGTGTAGCCAGCCAAAATGCCTTGCACCGGGTCATCAAGTTTGAAACCGTCAATGTTGAAACCTGCGTCAATTTCAAGCACGTAATTGCCTGATTGGACGATTGCTGTGCCGGGCATCAGACGTACCCGCTGACCTCAATGCGAGCCGGGCCAGCTGATCGGTTGTAGGCGCGGATGCTGTCAACCACGGCCTGCCCGATCTCGGCGCTGGTCGCCAATCCGCCGTTGACGTTCACGGTGATGTTTTCCAGCATGGCATTACGGGCGCTTGATGTGAAGGGGTTGCTGGCGATGCCTGCCCCCAACATATTTGGGGCTTCCATGACTTGCCGGACGGATGCGCCACCACCGCTACCGCCCCCTGTAGGGACGCTAGGAGCCGCTACGACGACCGATCCACCCGCAGATGAGGGAATGGGCACCCCAAGGTTTTTGTCGGCTCCTACGGTCGCTAAAGCGCCGCTACCAGCCCCGCCGCCGATGGTTGGCATTTCGGGGATGCTGAAACCTCGACCGCCGATGCCTGGCACCCAGTCCGGGATCTCAAACGACAAGCCCCCGAGGGTTGAATTCCATAAGTTTGCGATCGTGTTGAACACGGTGCGAAATACGCTGACCATGCTGTTTAGGTAACTTGCAACGTAATCAACGGCAATTTTTATGCCTGCCTTGAGTGCACCAAATACGGCGTCTGCAACTTTTCTAAAGCCTTCAAATTTGGCGTATGCGGCCACGAGAGCTGCACCCAGTAGCACAATGGCGGCCACGACTAGCCCGATCGGGTTGGCGGCCAATGTGATGTTGAATGCGGTTTGTAGGAATGCGGCGGTTTTGACTGCCACGTTGTAGGCAATGATCGCGGCCGACAGGGTGCCGATGACGCCTGCCAGAATGATTACTACGTCGGCGTTTTCTTCGACGGCTTGCGCCATTTTTGTGATCATCGGTACCAGGCGCTCAAGCAATGGCAGCACGGCTGCGCCAATGCTTTCTTGCATTTCGGCAAACGCGATTTGCATTTTGGCCATACCGCCCTCAGCGGTTTCGGTGAAGGCTTTATTGGCTCCGCCAAACGTTCCGCCCAGCACGCTGATGATCGTCTCCATGTCGGCACCCTCACGGATGAGGTTTGCCATTTCAGGGGTGAGCGATCGCAGGGCCTTGAAGTTGCCTTCGTACGCTTTGGCGAGCGCGTCGGCGACGGTGGTTGCGTCAATGGATGTTGCCCGGCTGATATCGAGCACGAGCGACATTTGCGACTGAGCTTCGTTGATATCTTTCGTGCCACGGACGAGTGCGGCAAATGCGGGGCGCAGTACGTCGTCGGCGACCGCCGCCTGGCGTGACATGGCGCTGATCGCTTTCTCAACTTCGGCGATCTGTTCCTGCCCGGCACCTGTCGAGTTTTCAAGCTGTACGGCAAGTGCGGCTTGTGCGGCCTCATCTTCAGCGGCGGCTTTGGCAGCCATGCCAAGGCCTGCGGCAAGTGCGCCAACCGTTGCGACGGCAGGCACAAATGCCTTTTCCATTGCGTACCCGGTTTTTTCGGCTGCACCGTCCAAACTTGCAAATTCTTTTTTGGCGCGCGCAATACCCTTGTCGTCGAATTCGCTGATGATGGGTATGCGAATGCTCATATGGCTGCAATTCTACGATTTATCTCAGTAGCAACCTGTTCAAGCGCTTTTGTCATTTCGTTCTGCACGTCGGTGATGTGCGCTTCGGCTGACGGCCACATGACGCGGGATGGGTTACCAGCAAACGCAGTCAAAGCGTCACCTAAGCGGTTTGAGTTGCCACGGCCCGCAATGTCATAGATGGCGGCTGCCGGGTCTTTTTGGATGATCGTTACAACGCCATCTTTTTTGCGTCCAGCATCAACTTTGACCTGTACGCCACGTCGAGCCTTGCGCTGATCCCAAGGCAAGAGCTGACGCCCGTTTTGCGTCCAGCGATACCGCATACCCGACAACGCTTGTGCCGGGTAGCGGCTTTGTGCCTCAAGCACGATCGGGCTGGCGATCTGTTTGGCGTCCTTCGCAAATTGTTTGCGGGCCTCAGGGTCAATTTGCCTCAGGTCTTGCAACATTTGCTTGACGCCGATCACCTCAACGGTTGCCATTAGCGGCTGCGCTTTGCCTGTTGCTGTTGCAATTCAAGAACGTGGAACACGGTCGTCATGTCTCGGGTGTCAAATTCCACTTGCGGCGGCCAATAGCCCGTCATAACTAAGACCTCAGCGAGGGAGCGTCGCCAGGTGCCGCGATGGTAGGGGTTTCGTCGGTGGTTTCTTCGATCGGGGTAATTTCCATGTCGGGGTGTTCAGCAACCCATTCACGCCACGTGCCAGGCACTTTGTCGCCGGCAAGTTTGCACAGGATGTATGCCCAACAGCACATGTCGACAAAACCGATGCCTTTGCCGTCTGCGGATCGGCGGTTTTCGGTTTTTTCCCATTCAACGATGGCGAGCATGTTTGTGACCATCGTGCGGGGTTCGCGCCCGTCTTTAAGGTCGACTTTGAGTTTGACGCGCATTAGTTACCTTTCGTCGGGCAAGGCTCCGCCAGCGCGGGCTTGCTTTGGTTGTTTTCAGCGCCGCCCGATTGGGCTGGCGAGAACATGATTAGCTGGTGGCCTTTGTGAGTGTGCCACCTGTGAAGGTGAGGTCAATGGTTGACAGTTCGCCGAGCGATGCGTTGATCGGGGTGTGGCTTTCCAAATAGGCGCCGGTCAGCGTGTACTTCGGCGATGCAGCCGTTGGCGTGGTCAAGCCTGCGGCCGTCGGCGACAGTTCCAACGTGGTCGTGGTGCCGACCAGCGCGTAGATTGACGCTTCGGTTTCGTTGGATGCGTACGACTGGTACAGCGTGACGGTGATGCTGTTGTTGGCGAGACCCGACGTGTAGGTGCGGGCCGTTGATCCAAACGCGGTGTTTTCCAACGCCTCAACGGTGTAGGTAACGGTTGCGGCGGTGCATTGGTCGGACAGATCGACGTTGTTGATTTCAATTGCCGGGTTGGACAGGTAGACGCTGGTTGCCATGTTGGGTTACTCCTCGACTGGTTCTGCTTTGACTTTAGACGACTTTTTTGGTTTGTCGGTGGATATGAGGCCAGCCGACAGCAAGGCGTCAATGTTGGTGCCTTCGACTGGCTCAAACTTGTCGCCTGGTGTACCGAGGCGCGGGCTGACGATGACGTACATGATTGCTCCTAGCTTGTCTGTGCTTGCATGGTGACGGTGAGATCGTAGGCAGGCAGGATTGAGCCGCCAATGTCAATCACGGTTGGGCGGCCGCCGGTGACTGCCACGTTTTTGGCTAGCAGCATGGCGCAAATGTTGAGCAGGGATCGCTGAGCATCCAGGTTGGCTGGGCCGAGCGTCAGCACCTTGACTGGGAATGTCAGTTTGACGATGTTGTAGTTCCAACTTTCCCACGATGGTGCGTCAATAAACGCGCATGGTGGGACAATGTTGCGGGGATCGTTGACGACTTGTAGCCCTGTGATGGTTTGCAGGGTTGCGGTCAGGTCGTCGATTGCCTCGTTAAACAGGTCGGTGTACGCGGGTACAGGCATTACGCCACCTGCGGGCGGTCAATCCCCAACAGCTGCTTTACCATGCCCGATAAGCCAACGACCGGGGCGGTTGCCATGCCGTCAAACGACGCGAACTGATCCATTGAACCGCGCTGACGGTACAGGGCGCCGCCGTACATGATCGTGCCTAAGGTGACGTCGCTCGATGGGCTGGTGCTGACGCTGTCAATGTATCCGGCTTCCTGTCGGCGTCGATAGCAAAATTGGTTGGCGGCTGCGGCGCATTGCGTCAAAAACGCGGCGTCGCCCGCAGTTGCGGTGCCGATACCTAGCCAATCTTCAATGTTGGTTGCGGTGACCCAAGTGCAGACGGGTGTGTATGCGAGCGACCCGGTGGATGCCACGCGATCGACGTTGCTAGCGGTTTTGGCGTACAGCACCTGGTTTTGGATTGGTACCTGGTAGTCGTAAAGCAGGTCGCCTTCGGTGTCGGTGCCGATGTACAGGTATTGCGGAAGCGCGTAGACGGTGTATGAGCCGTTGAAGGTTGCGTCGACGCCTGTGACGGTGATTGCGCCGCCTACAACTACCTCTGAGGGTGTGAGGAGTTGTAGGACGGCGTAATCGTCCAGTAGGTACTTGTGGGTGACCGTGTAAGTGGCCATTAGAGAGGCCTCTTATCCGATCAGGCCAACGCGATTGACTGAACCTGGTCGGCGTCAGCGATGAACGTTGCGACGTACCCGTAGTACGAGAACGTGCGTCCGAGGGTGCCGGGCACTTCGACCGACATGAGGCCGCGTACCTGCTCGTAGAATTCGCAGGCCGTTCCGCGGGCGACGATCATCGTGTTTGCCGCAAAGTTGCGATCTGCGACGAGGTTGAGGCCGAACGGGTTGAACGTGTTCATCTGGGTGACGTTTGCCGATCCTGCTGCGTTGACGCCCATCAAACCTGCGGCGCCCACGTACGGAAAGACATTTCGTTTTTCTGCGTCGAGTTGGCGTCCAAGCAATTCCCACACGTTTGGTGCCACGAAAATGTGGTCAGGCAGGAAGTTGGTGTCGGTCAGGATGTTGACTGCCGCGCCGTAAAGTGCGGTGATCAGCGAGGTTGGGTCGGTCTGGTTGACCGTCCACGTTGCGCCTGATGCTTGTGCGCCTGCGACGATGGCGTCTGCTGCCACGTTGTCGGACTGCAACAGGTACTGGCCTGCGAGGTCGCGGAGGATGATTTCCATTGCGGCGGGGCTGGTGAAGTCAACGTCCTGCACGGACAGGGTGACCTGACCTGCGAGCGTGGTCTTGGTGACGACGTTGGATGCGATCACGGGGGTGGTGGCCGAAACTGGGTTGAGTTCAGGCGACTGTGATGCGACCGACGGGTGGGTTGTCCACGTTGGGCGGATGAACGTCTTTTGGTTGCCACCGTCTGGCATGGCTCGAGCGCCGATTGCTGCGACGACTGGGCGAATGTAGTTCAAGTCCTGGAACACAGGGCCGAGAACTGGGACTGGGAGCAAACCAGGCGTGTCGGTGGTGAGGGTGTCACCTGCGGCTGCCTGAAGCGCCGACTGCTTGGAGAGTGCGAAGTCGCGGGCAGCTGCTGCGACGTTGCGGAACGTTTCGCCACCGATGTGCATTGCGGCGAGGTATTCGCCTGCGGTTGGCAGGTCAAACTGACGCTTCGGCTTGGCCGGGATTGGTGCGGTTGGGATCGCGGCCTCGACTGCGGCGGCCTCGACGACTGGTGCGTTTTCCATTGCTGGTGTCTCCTCTTGTGGGGTCTCTTGTTCAGTATTGCCGATTTCTTCGGTTGGTTGGTGGATACTTGCGGCTACTTCGGTGATGGCGGCTGCGTCACCGAATGCTCCGACGGGTACAAGCGACAGCTCTACCCAGTCGGCGGCTTTGACGATCATGGTGCCGTCGTCGTCGTAACTGAAGTCGGTGGGGGTGACGCCGATGGATACTTGATCGATAACGCCTTCGGACAGCATGATCATGGCGTCCTGGCCTTGGCTGGATGCCGAGATTTTGGCGGTGAACAGCATCCCTTCAGGGCTGTCGACGCGCTCGGTGACGACGCCGACGGGCATTGTGCTGTCGTGGTACATGAACAGGCGCGGTGCCTTGCCTTCGACAGGTAGTGCGCCTGGCTTGATGATGACGTCTTGCCCGGATGCGACTGTTGCTTTGACGTTGTATGGTACGGCGACGCCGCTGATTTCGCGTCGGCCTGCACCTTTACCAGCGATGATGCTGATGTCGGTGGCGTGGAATTTGATCATCGGTTTGCGATCCTCTCTTGCGTGTTTTCTTCAATGTTGACTTCTGATGGTTCATCCATTTTGTCGGCTGCGTATTCTTCTTCAAGGTATTCGTCGGCGTCGAATTCGACATAGGTGCCGCGGGGTAGCACGTTGTCCATTGACAGGGTTGCGGCGATCGCTTCGGCGTACAACTTGACACCAAAGATGTAGAGGTCGGCGCGGGCCTGTTGTGCTGACTGGTAGGAGTACGACCCGGTGCTGACGCCGACCAAATATGGCGGCACGTTGCCAAGGCGGGCTGCCTCAAGCGCCGAGTAATTGGCGCTTTCAATCAACAGCATTTTGTCAGGCGTCATTGTGGTCGGTTCATAATTCAAATACTGGTTGAGCGCGGCGGTCTGATTGGTGGCGCGAGCTGCGTTGAATTGTGCAGCAATGTCGGTCAATTCTTGTGCCGACAATGGTTCGCCGTCGGTCTGCTTCAAAATGCCTGCAGGGATCGAGCTCGATGCGTTGCGGTTGCGGGCCGCCTCAATCTTCAGCGCAGTCTCAATCGCGCCTGGTGCGGAGTAGATCAGGCCTTGGGTCGGGCTAAGAAATTGCACAAGGTTGGCGGGATCAAGTTCGCCACCGTTGAAGTACACCTGTTTGGATGGCGCGAACCATACCGGGCCGACCTGATCAGGTGTCGTGATTGACCCAGTTGGCAAGCGGGTAAATGATGCTGGATAGCCGTCGGCGGTGCGTGACGTGATGTACCAAAACGCGCGACCGTAGAAAAACAGGTCGTCAAATGTCCACGCCATGATGTGCCCGTAGGGCACGGTCGGGTCGGGTCGACGTAGCCATGACCGCGGTGCCAAATACACCTTGGTCATTTCTTCTTCTAGTTCGTTCCACACTTCGTTGTACATCTTGAGTGGCATGCAGCTGATGACGGATGCCATGAGGTCGCGCGCACGGTTGATCGCTGGTACTGAGATTGCGCGGTTGCGGGCTTCACCTTCCTGGTAGGTGTAGTACTGGCCGATCATGTTTGGGCCTTGCGCGTTTGACGTGTAGCCGACAGCGGCCTGCACTTCAGCAACGGGGGTGGTGCTGATTGCGGCGGTCTTTTTAGCGAACAGGGCCATGCGTCAAGTGTGCCACAAGCGTTGAGCGTTTATGTGTACCCGCCCGCCGACACGATCCCGACGAAAGGCCGGGGCGGGTACGTTGCGATGCTACACGCTGACGATCATTGGGCGGCCGTTTTGTGCTGGTCTAGCGACCATGCCCGCGGCCCATACCATGCACCTGGCTAACTCGATTGGGCCGGGTGAGCGTTGCGACGACAGCACCAAAGTGTTCTGTGTCTTGACGGCAACAGCGCGTTGCACGTGTTCAGCCAGCATCGTCTCGCCCGTGTGGAGCAGTCTGCCTTGGTTGATCAGGTCGCGCACGACGGGGGTAAGTTTGCCTAGTTCGGCGTAGCCGACAATGACGCGGCGACGCTCAAGGTTGGGCGGGCAGATGGCGTCAATGCTGGGCGACATAGCGAACCTCACCGACGGGTCGGCGGCGACCTCAGCGAGTTTGTCGTACAGCTCTCCGATCGTGTCGACGACAAATGCGATGGTGCAGACGGTGCGACCGTCAGGCAAGTTGACGGCGCGCACGGCTGCATATCGGCTGTCGTCCAGGCTCGCCTCGATGGCGATGATGCCACCCATTGGGATTGGGCCGCGATGCTCAAGCTCGGGCCAGCGTCCGGGTGCGATCCAGCCGCGAGCGACCGTGACCCACAGGTTGAGGCTGGCGCGTAGGAATGATGCGCGATCAGGATTTTCGCTTTCCTGCTGCAACGTTTCGAGCGTAAGCGTGTGGCCGATGGCGGGGTTGCCCCATGTCCACGACGCCGGCGACATTGGATCAACGTGCGGTGGCGGTGACCATTCGGCCATGTAGTTCACGGTCGGCTGGCCGCTGTCGATTGCGCGTAGACCATGTTCACGCCACCGTTGAAACAGGACGGATGCTTCGGTGCCGGCGGTTGACATGAATAGGGCAAACGGGTTTTTGCGGGCGCGTTGCGCTGGCATTAGGCCGCCCTCGACGACCTCAGCGTCAACGTCGAACAGTTCGTCAACGATCAGCAAGTCAATGCTCATGCCGTGGCCCGCGTTGTGTTTTGCGGCTTTAATCCACCACGTCGTACCGTCCGGCATGGTCACTTTGTTGCGACCGTACGACCGCGACACATAGGCACCGTATTTGTTTTCAAGAATGTCAGCCAGGTCGTCAAAGACCATGACGGCCAAGTCAAGGCGGTGGGCGACCGACACGATTGTTTGTTTTTCGCCGCGAATCTTCGGCATTTCTAGCAACCAGAAGAGGATTACAGATTTTAAAATAATGCTCTTACCGTTCTGTCGAGCCACCGAGCCCAACGCCGACCGATGCACCAGCAAACCCTCGTCATCAAACGTCAACGCTCGGTCAAGAAAATGCACCTGCCACGGCATCAACTCAAGCCCCAGCGCGTCCTGGCACATGTCCCCCACAAGCGGCCCGAACGATCCCGTCCCATCCGGGCTAATCGTCTCGAGCCTCGGCTGATCGTGGCCAGTTGGCGCCAGTTCAGGCTGGTTCGGGCCGGTCTTGGGATATTCGAGATTGGGGCTCGGGGTGATCTCGTTTGCGTGTAAAAATTCATTCAAAGCTTTGTCTCTTGCCTGTTTTGCGGCGGCCAGTTTTTTGTTGCGATGTGTTGCGCCACGTGCTGCGTTGCAAGGCTTGCATGACGGGACGAGCCCATCGTTATGCGTACCTTCGAGGTCTACTTCAACGAGATGGTCGGCTTCCGTTGCGGGTCGGCGTCGGCACCAATGGCAGATTGGGTTGTCGGCAAGTAGGGCTTTGCGGGCTTGCTGGTAGCCGGGTGATCGGTATTCTTTGCGGTTCATCGTGGCGCCCCCCCATCCAGCTGCGCCCCCCGAGGGGGGCTTGCTGACCAGGGTGCAGAGTTGAGCATCATGTCGGGTTCAGGTTTGTGGCGCATTGTTTGTTATCAACTGTAGCCATCGACGTGGAGACAGACGGGTGTAATGCCCACCCCGCGGCTTGCCTCTACCCGCGTCCCACTTGCTACTTGCTGAACACATACGCCTTGACGCTTTGCCCCGCCACCTTCGTGTTGCTGTTTTAGGGCGCGTCAATCTACCCCCGTTACCGGGTGTCATCCATCCACCGTGCGATCGGTTTAGGTCTGTGGTCGATCTAGTCGACAGTTATCTCTGTGCTGTACCAGTAACTCTTGACGGCTTTGCGTAACGCCCAGCGCAAGTACTTCAAGATCTCGTCTTTTGCGTGTTTCTCAATGTCAAGCGCAGAGACTTTGGCGATCAGTTCAATTAGTTTTTCGGCGTTGTCAAGGTTCATTGCGTGTCCTTCTTAAGGGCGTCAATGACGCGGTTGGCTTCGGCGATCGTTAGGGCTTCGGGTACAGCTGCATCACTAGCAAGCACCTGTTGCACATAATTGAATAAGCCTTCCTCATCAAGCGACAGTTTCTTTGCCAGCGCCTTCATGTAACCGACCTGCTTAGGGGTC